TATATGTATTATAATGGAGTATCTGAATTAGAAGTAAAAGGCAAAATAACAGCAACAACTGGTAAAGTTGGTGGATTAACAATATTCCCAGATGGAACTCTTGAATCTACATATGGTCCAGGAGTTTCTTACTTCGGTTATCTTTTCCAGATTGGCCAAAATAAATCTGGATTAGTTTCAATCGGTAATAATCAATATTCATATTTAACCTATGATCAAATAGTAGTTGCAAGTAATGGCTCTGGAACAGAAATTTTCAGTGATGGAATCAATTTTGCTGGAGCCTCATTTGGCCCAGGACCCTACGGTAGTAAAATGTCGCTTGACTGGGATGGTACAGACGTTACCTACAGTGCAACTAATGCCGTATACGGATCTGCGTCTGGATATTTAACTTACAACTTTCTTTCTGACAGAAGAATAAAAAGAAATATAGAAGAACCAGAAAATGAGTGGGTTGATAAGATTTTAAATGATGTAAAAATCTGGGAATTCAATATGTTAAATATTGGTACTCGTGATGAAGAGTCTATGTCTGAATTTCGTCAAATTGGAGTTATAGCTGATGAATTTAAGGAGCTATTCCCTCAACTTGAAACAAGTCACAAACTAAAGGATCCAGATGGCGCAGACGCAGATCAGTTAAGATCGGTTAATTATGCGGGTTTAGTTCCAGCCTTGGTTTTAACTGTCCAAAAACTAAATGAAAAGATAGAAGCTCTTGAAGAACGACTTGCAGCTCTAGAATAAGTCTGATAACATATAGCAGTAAATTCTAAAACAAAAGGATGATTATCACATGAGCGAAGAAGTAGTAGCACAAGAAGCTAAAAAAGAATTTAAAATTGAAGTTTCAATTTCGGAAGCTAACGTATCTTACAAGAGTGATTTCCCTGAATCTGATACTGTTTTTTGGCTGGAATGGGTAAAAAACGTTATTCTTCAGAAAACTCTTAGTAGCTTAACCCAAGAAGGTAATTAAATTAATATACAGGTCTACTATATATTAGTATTCCCTCGTATTTTAGGCGGCTAAATAATGGCTATTAAAAAGTATTTTCCTATTCGCAACAAAGAGTCTGAAGCAGACTTCGTTGCCAAGAAGATAAATCCAGAAGACTCAAAGTCCATAAGTAAAATTTTCAAGGTTGCGTCCTTGGCTCTTGGCTATCAGGGCACAAGCTACTTCTATGAAGGCAGAAGCAACTTTGAACCTTCTCCATATGACTTTGAAAGAATCTTGCAGGCAGTAGATACTGACTCATATGTCAAGCAAGCCATATCTAAGTACAAGGACCTCTTTTGGAAAGAGGGCTGGAAAATAGTTGGTGAAAATCAAGAAGCTGTTTCTTACCTGTATCAAAGAATAGATTACATGGAAATGGCAATGAAGAGACCATTCCTTGATTTTCTAATTGACCTATCAGATCAGCTAATAAAGTTCTCAAATGTTTTTGCTGTAAAGGCAAGAGGAGAATTGAACGAATATTTTCCAAAAACACTTAATCCGCTTGGAGCCAGCCAGCCAATTGTAGGTTATTACTTAATACCTACTGAGCAAGTAAGAATTCTTAGAGATAAATACAATAGACCAAAGACTTACCTACAAAGAACAGATCCATTAACTTATGCTCCAACAGACAGAGACCCAGTATGGTCAGCTGATAGAGTAATCCATTTATTCTTTGACAGAAAACCAGGTAGAGCATTTGGTACGCCATTTTTATCGAATGCTATGGACGATGTTGTTGCTCTTCGACAAATGGAAGAAGATATACAAAATCTAGTACACAGAGAATTATTCCCGCTTTATAAATATGTCATTGGTACCGCTGATCAACCAGCTGAGCCTGATGAAATAGAAAAAGCAGCTGCTGAAATAGAAAACCTAAGATCAGAGGGTGGACTAATTCTTCCATACAGACATGATGTTGACGTAATTGGAGTTGGCAAAGAAGGTCTCGATGCAACTAATTATCTACAACACTTTAAAGAAAGAGTTTCTGTTGGTTTAGGAGTTGCACCACATCACCTTGGCATGACCATGAATGGTGGCAATAGATCGATGTCTGAGAGATTAGATACTTCTCTTTATGACAAGGTAAAGCAGTTCCAAAAGCAGTTTGCTGAAATGGTAAGACTTCATATTTTCAATGAACTATTATTTGAAGGTGGATTTGATCCAATCGAAAATCCGCTAGAAACATCGATGTCTGACAGATGCTACTTTAAGTTTAATGAAATAGATACAGATACACAAGTTAAAAAAGAAACTCATATTATACAAAAATATGTTAGTTCATTAATTACATTAACTGAGGCAAGAACTGAAATGGGAATTGACCCAGAAGCACAAATGGATGATCTATTTAGTGCAATTCAAACTAATCAACAAAAAGATATTATCGATGCCCAAGCTGCAGCTAATCCACCTGCAGCTCCATCGGCTGACAATAAAGAGCAGCCAGCAAAAAAGGGATCTAGAAACCTTCCTTCAAATAGAAAAGGCGTTGACAATATCATTAGACCACAAAACCAAAGCGGCAAAAAGACATCTCCAAACATAAAGAGATCAGATCCAGATTGGATTAATACTGTTGAGAACTTGCTCCAAGAGCAATATGATGTTAAGATAGAGCAATCAGAGTTAACTATACAGAGTGAGGAATAATGCCGTTTATAATTACATCAGATACTTCAAAGCAGTATCTTAGAGAAGAAGACGCAGTAAAAGGCTTTGAAATAGCAGTAGGTAATGGACAAAGCCGAATGGCTCTTACAATTCTTGTTGATGTGATCAATGGAATTATGGATATGTTCAATTCAATTGAAGATGAATTTGGCGAAGATGAAGTTACTGAAGAAGAGCCTAAGGTAGAAGAACAGCCTAAGGTAAAAGAAGTAGCCCAACAAGAAGTTGTCGAAGAAGAAGTTAAGCCTGTGGCTAAGCCAACTGTCAAAAAAGAAACAAAAACAACTGAAGAAAAATGAAACTAATTATAGGCTGTCCTATATATAAAAGAGAGTGGATTTTTCCATATTGGATAATGGCTATCGAAAGACAGTCAATTCCTCTTGATGATGTAGGTTTTGTATTTGTAGTATCTTCTTCTGACGAAGGAACTATTTCACTCATAAATAGGTGGAAAGAATATTCGAAGAAAAAAGTTGGCTTTGTTGATGTTGTAATCAAGGATGATGTAGCACACCATACCCATGATCCAAAGTCTAGACAATGGACAATGTCAAAATATCACAACATGGTTGACTTAAGAAATACTCTTCTTAAAGAAGTCAGAAAACATCAACCTGATTATTTTTTCAGCTTGGATTCAGACATTATTATTCATAATTCATCTACAATAGAATTATTGATTAGCCACATAAAAGATGGCGCAGATGCAGTAAGTCCACTTATGTTTATGACTCCAATGGGAACAGATTTTCCAAGCGTTATGACATGGATAGGTGAAAAAGGCGAAAAGGCAAATAGAGCTAGATCCTATCCATTGGGCACTTATTTCAAAGCAGATATTATTATGGCAGCAAAAATGATGTCAAAAGAAGTCTACAACAACGTAGATTACGTATTCCATTCACAGGGTGAAGATTTGGGCTGGTGTGCAGAGGCGCATAGAAAAGGCTTTACGGAGCTTTATTCAGCATCCTACATCTATGCTCCACACATAATGCATGAAGAGATGCTAAAACCGTTTACAGAGACGGGTGACCCAAGAATTTCTGTAACATTTGAAAACATGGCAAAAATATGATATCTTTATATAAAATTGTTTAATGTTATAAAAACAAATTTACTATAGATACAGATTTTAAAAAACGGAGAATTAGATGGCTTTTAACTTTGTCGAAACCTTTACGGTGAAACTGCCAGACTTTGCTGATGTAGATCTGAATTTCTCAGAATCTGATAACTCAAACAAAGGCCTCATAATTGAGGTAGCAGCAATACACGAACGGACTAACTGCTAACTACAATAACTATTCTGCCGCAGAATTAGAGAAAGCACTTCAGTCTTGGGTAGAACCTTATCCAAAGCCAATTATTTTAAATCATGATCTTAACTCAGAGCCAATTGGCCGTGTTATGGCAGCAAAGATGGACAAAGAAGAAGACGGTTCTGCTTTTGTCCGTTTGCAAGTAGCAATAACTGATCCAGTTGCAATCCAAAAAGTTTTGGACAAGAGATACCTTACAGGGTCAGTAGGCGGTAGAGCCGGCAAAGCAGTATGCTCCATATCTGGTGACGACCTCGCTGCAGAAAGTGCCGATGGAAGACCAAAGGCTCAAAAGTTTAAAAGAGGTCAAGTCTACAAGGGCAAGCTTGCTTTTATAGACATGCAGGATATTTCCTTTAAGGAATATTCTTTTGTAAATCAACCAGCAGACTCTAAGTCTGGAGTAAGAAAATCTTCATCTGGAGATGTTAAAGTAGAAAATTCGTCTGACGACTGGGTAGCAAGAAGCTCTGCTTTTGTACTCAGCATGGATGAGGAAGATATTTATTCAGTAGAGGAACATAAGTCTATTCTAAAAGGCTTAAAATCTAAAGAATCTAAACCACTTTATTTACACTTGAAGGGCTCTTTCCTTACGGCTGTTGCTGTTCATGAAAGTGAAAATTACAAATACAATAGCGACTCATTACTATCTAATGAGAATGATAATAAAGAAGATCATGAGGAGAATTCAAAAATGGAAGAAAGCCTTCAAAATGAAGATGTTTTGGCTGCTGTAGAAAGCCTTAGCCAAGATCTCTCAACGATTGCTACAGCTTCGGCTCAGGAAACCCAAGAGCCAGTAGAAGAAGCTGCAGCTGCATCGCAAGATGAAAAACCAGAAGTTGAGGAAAAGAGCAACGCAGAGCTGATGGCTTCATTGGTTGTTGCATTGCAGCACGCAAAAGAACTTAACGAAGAATCATTGGTTGAACTTCTTTCTTCAAAAATTGAAGACTTGAGCAAGTCAGCTGAACAAGCGTCACCAGAAGAGGAACCAGCAGCAGATGCTGAAGAGCCAGCTTCTGATGCAGACGCACAAGGATCTGAAGTAGTACCAGAATCGGTAGAAGAACAAGCTGAATTAAAGGCTGTTGAATCTGTAGATGCTGATGTTGCTGAAGAAAATAAAGTAATTGAAGAGCCAAAAGCAGAGCTCACTGGCGCAGAACAAGCTTCTGAGCAAGATGCCGATGACGCAAGTAAGAAGCTTCAATTGCTTGAAGAAGAAAATCAAAAACTCAAGAGCGCAT